CCGACGGAAGCAGGTCACGGCATCACCAACGCTCGGGGGCTGGTACTGACCCTTGGCGGTGAACATCTCAACGCTGGTCTCGGTGCTCGAACTCCAGCGGGTCTCGCCTGTTCCCGTGAGGTCACCCGGCTCCTCGCTGATGTTCCCCACCAGCATGGTCCCATCGAGAAGAGCACCGGCGCCGCCCTTTGGCATCGTTTCGTAGAAGGCGGCACGATCAAGGAACACGTCCTGCATCACGAGCGCAGAGTCCTTGAGCTGGTAAGCGTATCGGAAATACTTGATGTTTCCGCCGCTCGGCAGCGTCGCGGCCGTTCGCATCGGCAAGGTCGCGACGTCGTAGCTCGACAGGGTCACGCGTGCTTCAAGCTGCATGATCCCGCCGGTGTACGCACCGGCCGCATTTTGGGTACGAACGCTGCGGTAGATGTTCACCACGTCGAACTTGCTGCTGTCGTAAATGCCATCGACAAACAACTTCTTCGTAATGGTGCCAGTAAACGTGAACTCAACGCTCTGGCTGAACTGGCTCTTTCGACCGCTTCGACTGTCCTCGAACTGCACGGCAAGGGAGTAAGTCCCTGCATCAAACTGGTTTCCGGTGCCGATATTCGAGATGGCCGTTCCCGCAGCGGTCACTGCTGGATCAAGCCTGCAGAACACGACGCTGCCTGGAGCATTGGCCGCGCTGGTGGGGTCAGGGAACGACGCGGAGATGTGTCCTTCTGTTGCCGAGGTTGTTGCAGGAAAGTCCGTATCGACAGCAGGAGAACCTTGCTGATACATCCCGACCGTCGGCTTCTTTCCCGGGCCAGCAGACTCATTGATGATCGGGGTCGTCGAGACAGGAGAGGTTGCGTACTTGAAGAACACGCTTACCGGGGCAACGCCACGACGGAAGATGTACAGCATTCGTCCAGTCGTCTCGACCGACATCACTGAATTGTTCTTTGAGTCGTCAGTCCCAAGAACACCAGCATCGCTCATCGACTCCTGAAGCACGATGGAGCTCCAACTTGAGACTGCGCCCTGCGGAGCGTAGTAGTCCATCATCAGGTCAAAAACGCTGCTGCAGGATTCAGACCCAGGAGTCATGTCGTTTGGTCGCTTCGCGACATACACGAATCCCCACACCCGCTTATTCGCACCAGCGATCACGCTGAAGGACCAGAAATCAATCACCTTGGTCCGATGCCTGAGCCCCGCGTACGGGTTCAATCCAGCAATGGGAAACACCGGCGCATTCACCATTTGGAACCGGTGCATCTCACGGAACCCAGGAAATGGCTTGAGCCCGCCGTCGCTTGAACCATCAACCCCAATGAGTTCATAAGCGGATCCGATTGGAATGCCGGTGCGCGAGGTGGACTTGTTCTCGCTTACCTTAAGTAGCGAGTAAGGCCAAATAATGTCGGTCTCAGGGACTTGCATCGCAGAATCTTACCTTATTGAATTTTCAGGGGAATCTGTATTCGCAGGGGCAGGATCTCCCTCTTCGATCTTCTTCCATTTCTGAAGCGGACAGTTTGCAGCAGGCATTGACCACTTGGTTTGAAGCTTGCTTCGAGTCCACTCCGGACAACCACATCCCTTGCAGTACCACTCATCTTCAGACTTCTTGTTGATGGAATCGCAAGAAGAACAGATTGAAGACCTTTCCTCGATCTGCGCAAGCGTGATTGACTTTGTAAACCTGCTTGTCTCGGCCAGCAAGTATTCACCTGCCTTGCGCACAATGTTGACGTGTTCTGTTTTCTCTACCTGAAGAGTTCCATTCACAATGTCAACAACAATGAAGAATCGCCAAGGTCCAAATTGAATTCTTGTCTTGTGAGTGCTCATGAGATTGAGAAATTCCCAGATAGAGACTTTGTAAGCGTGACTGACAAAGACCCGTTTTCTACTTCAGTTGTTGTAGACCCGGCCCCCCAACACCTTATGTTTCCTTGAACTGAAACTATTTGATAGGCAGAATCAACAATTGCTCCAATAGATCCAATTTGGCAACATCCATTTCTTGTTGGAACGGTTGCTTGGTAACAACTAACAATGGTTGGGTCAAATGGGCACGGGATCTCGCCACCACTAACAACTAGTGTTGCAAACACCTCTACAATGTCAGGATTAGCAGTATCGCCAGTGTAATAACTACACTCGCATTGAAATGGATCGTCAAAGATCCCACAAGTAAGAATTCCAGGCACATACCCATCTTGAAGTTCAGGAGGGCACGGCGTGCCAAAAGGCTGTGGGGGGCCGAGGCCAATATTAAATGTTGTTTGTTGTGTAGGGTATTGGAACACCGAAGTGACACTCGAGACACCACCTGTAAACGACCAAGGAGTTAGAAAAGCAGGACCGGTTCCAAAAGTGTCTGCTCCAATTGGGAAAATGAATCCAGGACCGTTTGAATAATTACAAGAACCAGGGGCTCTTGAACCATAAGGACAACCCTGTCCAGTCCAGAAGTTGGGTGGAAGGTTTTGGGGGTATTTTGGAGAAACAGATGCGTTTAGAAACGCAAGAGCTCCTGCCTCGTCTTCTGAATACCCACCAAGTTGAACAGCTTCTTGCTTGAAAATGTGATTTGAAATACCAACCACCCCGACTGGACTCAGTATTTCACCCTTCTCGATAATTAGAAAACAAACCGTGTCTTGCCCATAAACAACCATTGACTTGGATTTAAGGTCTTGAAGTTCAGCTTGGCTTGAAACCCCAATTGGCCTAAATGTAGTGAAATAGGTGGTATTAGGTACCAAGTCTAGTTTTGTGTCTGCCGAGTAACTGTAAGAGATAGATCCATTTGTAATCGTTAGACCAGAACCAGTACTGACAGTCCACGGTCCAATTGCGGCTGCCGCTGCTGTTAGACTAATTTGAAATCCGGTTACGTTTATTTGGGACCTTGGAACCCATCGAAGCGTAAATGACGCTTGGATAAACGCAGGCCTTGTCCCCGGCGTGTAAACATTAGTAATGGTTTGACCGCCGGATACTGATCCTTCAGAAATAAGGTTATAGAGATTGCATTCACCAAAAATGTAAGAAACATCAGAGCAATTGCAATTGGTCCCATATGTATAAGACCACTCACCCCCGCTAAAATTAAAGACAGCCTGCGTTGCTTTTGATGTTGCACTTGCAACAACAATGCCATTTCTTGTCTTGCTTCCAGTTACTGAAACTTCAGATTCAGACGACTTTGACCAAGATGCGCTGAAATTTGAAAGGTGAACGGCGTTTATGGAGCTCTCCACCCCACAATTGCACGCATTATTTGTGTGAACTGGAAGAGAAACGTATCCCGGGTTACTGAGGCTTGGCGTGGTGCCAAACGGCATATTGACAATTGATTCGATATAAGACAACTGACCGCTTGTCGACATCTGCTCGTTTACTTCGGTCGTTGCTGTAGAGACTGGACATGGAGGTGGGGGGTATGAATCATTACTCGTGCCGCAGGCACTTTGAGCCCCAGCGCAATATGCAGCTTGAGTAACCCCGGGGATCACACGCAACTCCCAGAAATCACATTTGGCGCACTAAACCAATAGTCATTTGCGCCAAGCGGGTCATTTGTCTGTTCCATGCGAACATATGTATCTACAGGAACAGGGCCAAAAGTGAAATTCGTTCCTGTAATTTTATGACCAGCCCCGTTGACTGAAATTCCATAAGCAATAGCCGCCGTATTTGAAATCTCAAGAAGGTTATATGCAACAACAGGAGATCCACTGTTGGTTCCGTTTGCTACCTTCTGTACGGTGTATTGCCAAATTGGATCGTTTGGGTCTTTTGTGTACCCAGTGATGTACCCATACTCAATTGTTGAGCCACCGCCTCCGCCGCCATTAATGGTGACAGTGACTTGCCCTGTGCCTGTGTTTGAAACAGATGCAAGACCTGCTCCATCAAACACAATCGTGTCGATGCCGCTGAATACGGTCGGGGCATTTCCATCTACAACCGTGATTTGACTCGGCCCGCCTCCCCCACCAGCCGCTCCCTCTCCGATTGGGGGAGTCATGATGGCCGGCGGGTTAATGGTCATCTGCGGGAAGCTGTAGTTGAAGGAGCTTCCTTCGATGTTCGGCAAGTTCAGGTTCGGGAACTCAAGACTGGAAGCCCCAGCCGGCGGATTAAACGACGGCAAAAAGCCAGAACCAACGCCACCGCGTTCTGAGAATCCGGGGAACCGCTCGACGTGCATGAACGTCGGGGTCCGGAAGTCATTTGGATCTCCAATCGGCATCAGAATCTCCAGGACTGACCAAGCTCGTTGTCCACAGTGTCCTTCTGCCAGGACTTCGGCATCCTCATCTGCATGTTCGAGTTGCGGTCCATGAGCGTCTTCATTGAGTCACGGTACTGAGCCTGGATCATCATGAAGTGGTCGCCAGTTGTCTTGCGATATCCGGCAAGCTTCATCGCCCCTGCACACGCGACTGCCTCATACAAAGACTCACTTCCTTCGGGTGAAATCTCAAAAGCCGTTGGGCTTAGATTGTTTACAAGCGGTCTACGAAAAGTGGCGATCCAATCAAAACTACCAACGCCCTTTTCCCAAGTTTCGATCATCCGCTCTTCGACAACATTGCTGCTCAAACCACCAATGAACCTAAAAATCTGACCAACATAGGCAGAAGGTCGGCGGTCAAAAGAACCAAGACCGATTGTTGCGGATGAGATATTGATGGTGACTTGTGTGTTTGAACCACCGATGGTGACACCGGTGCCAGTTGTGCAGTAGACGGGTTGGAAGTCTCCGCTTGGGCAGTACCAGAGTTCGATGGAGGAATAGTTCGTGTCCGGGTACGGAAGGAACGAGAGCATGTTGCCCTCGATCTGCCAGTTTGGACCACGATAGCTGTAAAGGCCCCGAGGAACCGCCTCCTGCGTCACGTTTCCGGTGGTGTCAACGATTGCCAGCCGCCACACCTCTCCGACGCAAGGGGGCAGTTGGTAATACTGCTGGTTCTTCACCAGGGGAAACGTAAGGCGCTTCAGCACGGGGTTGCTTGCGCTGTTGTTCAGCCTGCTCGTCACAGTAGCGAAAGCAGGCTGGAACACATGGCGGACGATGTAATCGTCCGTGTACTTGGCCTCAAGATCGGGATCGTCCAGGTATCCCCTGATTCGCTCAACCGCAGTCTTCAGGAGGCTGTTGCTTGAGTCTGCCATGTCAGGTTGCCTTTGCCATTGCCATGAGTTCGCTCACGGTTTGGTTGTACTGGTTCTTACACTCGCTTGGTGCAGCCCAGCTGGACACGCCTTCCTCGAGAAGATGTGCGCCGTGGTCCATGCCATGCTTTCTCATGTACTTGACGGCGTTCTTCTTGCTGTGGATTCGTTCGTCCATCATGGACTTTCGATGGCTGCTTGCTCGGCGGAGCCTTGCCTTCATTGCATCCACCATCTCGTCAACCGGCTTGCAGCGAGAGATCAAGGAGTCCCCCACCAGCCTTCCGCTTCCGGGCATGTCCGGAGGCAACGGCATGGCCTCGAGCTCCAGAGCGACCGGACTATCGGTGCTGGTGGGGGGAAATATCCACTTCGCAAGGACCCAGCTACCAGCCTTCTTGTGGTGGTAGACAAAAAGATCCTTGATGCCTGTCAGCCTGCGCGCATACCTGATCCATTCGCCATCGGGGCAAACCTCGTGCTCCTCGCCGATGGCAAGACCTGCACACGCAGCCTCCCACTTGGGATCAAACGTGATCTCCATCTCGCTCAATCGAAGCCACCTTCCTTGCGTGCATTTCTGATTCGGGACCTGAACTCCCCCAATGTCATGTTATCCGGGGGCATCTCCCCAAACTTACGCTTGAAGAAGTTGCGCTCCCCCGAAGTAAGTTTCCTGGACCGATCTCCGCGGTCCTGCTTCTTCGGAATTGGTCTTGGCAATGGACGTGGTGCCGGGGTCGGAGGCGTGTCAGGCGCTTCCGCAATCATTTTCAGCAGCCATTCCCGGTTCTTTGGCTTCATGACTTCTTCTTCGCCATCTTCCGGAAGGTCTTTGCCAGGTTGTACCGCCTGCTCCCGGGCTTGCACGTTGGGCCACCGAACTTATCGCCCGTGCATACACCCTCGGTTCCGCGCCGCTTGATGCTTGCGCGAACCTTGCTGATCCAGTTGGTGGGGCTCTTAGCCACGACTCAGCCTCCTTAGCCGCCTGAGCGGCGAAACCTTCTTTCCAAACGCACCCTGCATCCCGACCCTGCTCTTCTCCACCTTCTTCCTCGCCAACTCCCCGCTCGTCATCTCACCCCTGGTCTTCGGCGTCTTGCTGCTCACGCGCTTGCTGGGTCGGCAGTACTCGTTGGCCCCACCAGCCCCGCATGCCTTGCCGCTCCGGGTGTCGACCCACTTCTCTGCCGTCCACCGCTTCAGGTTCGCGCCGGCCTGCGTCTTGCGTACGTTGCCGCTCTTCTTGCGGCACTTCGCCGTGGCCTGCGCTGCGCGCGCCGACCACTTGCCGTACGAGGCCATCACCTTTCTGTAGCACGCGTCCTTCGCCATGGCGGTCCTTATCGAAAGTGGGGCAGGCCGGTTACGACCTGCCCCTGCGGGAGTCCCAGCCCGCCCACCCTCAAGTGGTCCTCGTGGTCAGAGCTTGAAGACCTTCGACTTCCTGCGCTTCCCAAACTTCTTCGGCTTCAAAGACTTGAAGCCAAGAGACTTCTTGGTCATTCGCTGGATGCGCTTCTTCAGGGCCTTGAGTGGATTTGGTCCCATGCTCAGCGTCCGCCGCCGCCCTTGCCGAGACCCTCAGAAGGCACGGTGTTGAAGCCAGAAACGCGAACTGCAGAACCAGAACGGGACGCCCCACGGGCGCGACCGTACAGGCCAGACTGCTTCTTCTTGAGGAGAGGATTAGTGCCATTGACCTTGATCTTCATCTTCTTCTTTTCTTCCATGGTGTTTCCTTAGCGCTTCACGGAACCAGGCTTACGCCCAAGTGAAGCAAACGGGATGCCTCGAGAACTGTTTCCAACACGATAACCATCAGGGCCGACCTTGTAGCCAGCCATTGGGTTCTTGCCCTTGACCTTGAACTTCTTCTTGCCGTACATGCTTCCTCACTTGCAGCAACCGCTGCAATTGCCCATGCTGCACTTCTTGCAGCCTTTGACCTTGATCTTCTTTGCCATTAGCAATTCCATGCCCGAAGGCTCTTGTTGATGCGTGAATTCGGATCGTTCGCCGTCTTTGCGCTGGTCAACTTCTTCTTCATCCCACGCATGCGGGCGCAGAACGAATTCCGCCGCGACCCGCCCTCGGGCTGCGGCCTCTTCAGGTTGCCGCCGGTAGCGCGGTTGTACGCCTTGCGGCCAAGCTCACTGAGCCCACCAGCGGGGTTCTTGTGCTTCGCCTTGAACTGGAATCGCTTCTTCGCCATTAGAAAGGAGGTTGGTTTTTGCGATCTTCTTTCCGACGAGCCCAGCGCTCCCGGAGTTGAGGATTTCTAATAAGCATCTTGTACAACAAGCGACCTTCCTTAGAACCCGCCTCCCTAAGGATTTCCTTCTTAAGTTCTTCTACGTCGCGCTTAGATAACTTTTCCGTAAATGGCTTTCGCCAAGAACGAGAGCTGGGAAGTCTGTCCATGGGGCCCTCAGCCCAACGCCTATCATCTTCCCTCCTATCTCGCTTTTTAAAGCCTCTTGATGCTTCGTGCTGGCTTCGTGGAGTCCAAGAACCTTCCGGAATCTCAAACTCTTTCCAAGGATCAAACTCTTCAAGCTGGCGCGGGCCGATGAACCTGGGGTTGCCTTCCTTCACCAGCTTCTTGCGCTCGGACGACGCACCGGATGAAATGTCAGGCCGTTCTGCAATTTCATCGATCATGTACTGGTAGCGATCAATTGCATCCAAAGTGCTTTCAGAAACGCCTCCCGGATCAGCTCGCTTTCGTTCTGAGCTGCTAATCTTATTAAGCTTTCGCTGAAGCGGGGCAATCTTGATCCGCTGGGCCTTGCTGAGTCCGCGGGGTGCCTTGCCTTTGACCTTGATTCGCTTTGCCATGCCGGCATTTTAGCAAGAGAAAGGGGTGTGGCCCGAAGACCACACCCCTTTTGACTCAGACTGGCAGGGGCGTTTAAGCGCCGTACTGACGGTCCTCGGTCACGCCATCGAGACGGATGCCAGCGGGCTGATCCGGAACGAGCTGCATGCGCAGCATGCCCGGCATCTGAGCGCCTTCCGTCACAAGGCTCGTGCCGCTTCCGCTCGCCTTGGTGATCGGCACCTTGACGCTGGAGTAGCCCAGCGCCGGGGCGACGAACTCGAAGGGGATGAAGGACTCGGCCTTGTCGAACTTCTGGGTGCCCTTCGGCGACGGGGGCACGTACTTCTTCCAGTTCGAGCCACCCTTTCGGATGCCGTAGACCGTGCCAGACTCAATGTAGTTTGAGGTGTAGCCGGTGTACGTGCGGCCGTCGAAGGTGAACTTGAAGCCTTCCTGGCTGCCCTCGCTCGTGAGGCTCGAGAGGCGGTTGGTGCGGTCCAGCATGTACTGGCCGATCTTCTGCGCCTCGTAGTTGAGCCACACGCCATCGCTGGCGATGAGGCAGTCAACGTACTGACCGTACTTCTCCTTCGCACGGTGGAAGCCACGGAGGTACTGGCGGAGCTTGTGTTCCGTCAGGGTGCCGACGCCACTCTTGTAGAACGACTTGAACTCCGGGTGGGTGTTCACGTTGATCTCGTTGCTGGTATCGCGATCCGCACCAAGAAGGAACGCATCGGCACCAGAACCAGCAGCGTAACGGAGCCAGCTGTTGATGCCGGCGATTCCAAAACCAGCAGGCGAGCTGTTTGCGCTGTTGGCGAATCGGATCGTGTCGGTGTTGATCACCGTACCGGTCACATCCTGATTAACAACACGCACCGAAACCAGGTTCTTGATCTCGTCAACAGCCGTGATGTACGCAGAGGTACGAACACCTGCGTTCTCGTTACGACGGGTGGCACCAGTGGTATCGTAGATGTCAATGCGCATGCCAACCGCGTACCGATCAATGTTCAGCTCAGAGGGGGTAAAGCTGAAAGTCGTGTCGGTGGAGAAGGCAAGCCCGGTGATTGCAGAGATAGTGCCAATCTTGAAGTTGGCATTGTCCTGCATATACCAGTAGTTGCAGAGCGTGTGCGCAATCAGACGCGCGTGACCCTCAAGCTTCGGCGCAATGACCTCGCCGATGAATGCCGGGGTGGCCTCGGCCTGCATCTCACCAAGGGTGACAAGCAGGTTGGAGACCATGGCCTTCATCTGAATGCCAAGGCGGTACGGACGAGCCATTGCACCATCCGTGGCATCGGGCCACGTCTGCGTGATGCTCTGACGCTGCATCTTGTCGCCGACGTTGGCAACGGTGTCGCCAAGCATGGTGAAGTTGGCATTTGCGCCACCCTCAAACACGCCAGCCATCGAGCCCATGTAGATCTTGAGGATCTTCATGTCTCGGCCGATGAGGCTGGCCTGACCGACGCCCTGACTGGTGACCGTGGTATCCCGCCACGCCGGATCGAGGGCCGGGAGGAACACCTCGATGTTCTTGTTCAGGATCTCCTGGATCCGAGCAGACTGCGCCCCAAAGAGCGTGCCTGCAGTGTTGATGTAAGCCATTATTGTTCTCCGTCCTTAGGACGGCACGGTGTGCGATGGATCAGACCTTCGTTTCCCCACCAGCCTCTGATTCGAGGGCAAGGCGGCTCAACGCGTCAACATTGAAACTACGAACAGCTGCATCTGCAGCCCCACGGTCCATGCCCTTCTTGTATTCGGGCGGTGCCACGGGCTTCTGCGAACGCAACGTCTCGAGCTCGCCATCTGTTTCCGGCGACCGCCCGAGGGCATCAATGTCGCCGATGACCGTGCGATAATTTCCTGCAATCGCGCTGGCTGCCTTCGCAGCCTCGTCAGCGACCCAATCCTCGTTGAACCGTCCACCTTCGGCGTCTCGCCGGCTGTAGAGGTTCTTCAGGGTGGCCTCGCGGACCTGCTCCTGCAGAGCTCGCCAGGCACCCGCCGCGTGCTCGCGGCCACGGGTCTTGTCGAGCGTTTCCAGCATCTTAACGATCTCGGGGTTCCTGTCAATGCTCTCGACGACCCGACGATCCATTTCTTCCTTCAGAAGCCGAAGCCGAAGGTCACGAGCCTCCCGCATGGCGGCGTCGGCCTGACTTTCAGCCTTGGCAGTAGTCCGCCTCAGCATCTTCTCAATCTGGGCCTCGTCAACGTCATCCTCCATGTCGGTCTCCTCGTTCCGGCCAGTCTCGTCATTCACGTACTCCATGGCGTACTGCTTGGCTTCTTCGTCGCTAAATCCGGCGCCACGAAGAACCTCGTACGCAGCCTGCTCATCGGCGCCCTCGCCGCGCATAAGACGGGTCGCGTTCTCCCTGAAACGCTCAAGACCGATCACCTGCTGCTGAGCCTGTTCGGCAGCTTCAGCCGCTTCCTGCTGTGCCCGGAGAATTTCTCCGAGCGTGGCAGTCGTTCCGTCCTCAAACTCCAACTCGGTGTCGAGGTCAATCGCTTCTTCGTTCTGGGGATTCTGTTCTTCAGACATTCATCGCTCCTTGAGGTGGTTGTGCCATGGGACCAATCCGACCTGCCACCCCACCAGCCTGTTGCTGGGGAGCCACGATGGCGACGTCGTCGGGATTCGGGACCATGGCGGGTAGGGACTGTCCCATGAACGAGATCAGGGACTCACGGTAGGCCTTGAACGCATCCTGCACCGCAGGACTTGCCAATGCCATGATCGGGTTTGCCATGAACGCGCTCAGGACCCTGAGCTGCAGATCAGGACGAGTGGTGTGCGGGGTCAGCACAATCTGCTGCGTCGTGGTGCCGTCGCCGTACAACAGCAGGATGTTGCGGATCACGCTTTCGTAAGCGCTCTTCTCCTCCTCCATCCACAGCGCGAAGTCGATTCCCTCCTTCAGCGCAAACAGCTTCACGCCCTCGGGGTCGGTCATGCCTGCCTGCAGCATGCCCATCGCCTCTTGCTTGCGCACGACCTCGCTCTTCGGCGCAGTGTCCCGCACCGTGAATGAGATCTGGCTGAAGTTGGGAATCGGGTTCTTCTTGAAGTTGACCGTCCCCTCTTCGGGATCAATCACCGCACCTGCAAGTTCAAGCGTCAGTCGATTGACTGGCAGGGCACGGTCGCTCAACAGCATTTCGCGGCTCGCCTTCGCCACAAGGCTCTTGTACATCCCGCCGAAAGCGGCCTGCACCCCGCTGGTGGGGTTCGTCATCGCCTTGCTGATCTGCTCGTCAAGGAACTGAAGTCCGCTTGCGCTGTCCACCCGACCCTTCTCAGCGATCAGGTCCTGCACGGGGCTCAGTCCGTCGGAAATGCTCTTGGCGAACTGAGCAACCTTTCCGGGCACGTCACCCGCATTGAATGGCTGAATCACCAGCGGCCGGAAGTCGTCGCCCAGCAGCGCGTCCTTGCTGTAGTTGACGTACCGCAGTCCCTTTCCGATGTCGCGCATCACCGCGCGCTCGTTCAACGTGCCCTGCGGCATGACGAGAACACCGTACTTGTCGATGTCACGCACGTTGTTGAACAGGCTCTTCAGCATGCGCTCCATCTCGCGCACGATGCCGAACATCAGGTCGAAAAGGCCTGCGCCATGGAACGTGCCGTTGTCCATGAACCGCGCAAATCCGATGGGGCAGTATGTCTCGACTTCGCTCAGGTCGCGATCCTCGAGCACGACGTCCCCGCTGGACACAACGTATCGGCTGACCGTGCCGCGAGGACCGTCCATCCACAGTTCCCGCACCTTCACGACCTCCATCTCGTTCGAGCCTGGAACGCCGTTCAGCGCCCCCGTGCTCGCCGAGTTGAGGACGTACCCGTTGCCCGGACTGTCGGCGGGTTCTTCCATGTCATGTCCGTATTCCCAGCTCCACGCATCCATCTGCTCCTTGTTCTTCTCGAGCTTTGCCTTCCCGAAACGCTCTTGCAGGAACGTCATCGGCACGACGCGCTGGCGGATCAATCCGCGAGTCTTCGTGTGGTCCATGCCGAGGCTCGGGAACGGAAGCAGTTCCTTAGGGTGCACAACCTCCAGATCGCTGGTCAGTCCGATGGTCGGGTGATCAACAATGTGGCCCGTGATGCCGGCACTGCCAAGCAGGGAGAAAAGGTAGTTGAATTCCCGCTTGACCTTCTCAAGTTGCTGATCGCTCACAACCGCATCTGCCACGAGCTGCGCGACGCTGCGCTCCCGAATCCCTGCAAGACTGTATCCCTGCCTTAGTGCCTTCGGGCGGAGATCCATGGTATTCAGTCGCGCGGTCGTCTTGTCCACGATGGACAAGAGCTCCGTGCTCTGGAACTCCATGTTGCCTTCTTCGTCGAGGTAGTACGGCACAACGCGGGCGGTACGCGGATCGAAGACGTCAAAACGCCTGAAGCCGTTCAGGTAGTACCACGCCAGGATCCACAGAGTGCGCCGATACGTCAGCTTCGACAGCTCGCGCTCGACATGCTGGTCGATGATCCGACCAAGCAGTCGCTTGTCGGTTGGCAGCGTGTATGCGTCACTCGCCATTGGTCTTTCGCTTCCTCAGCGGCTTCCATCCGGGCGGCATCTCCTCGAAGAGCTGAACGCCCTTGAGGTTGAACGAAGACATCGGAGTCGGATCCGGCATCGGAACCTTCTGGTCAGTGGGGGTTGCCTGCACCTCGTCCGCCTCGTGCTGCCCATAATACGCCTGGGCCAGCATTTGGAAGTATACGAAAGGAATCGTGACATACAGGGGATTAGACGCGCGAACCTCGTTTTGCATTGGTTTCCTCTCTCATTGCGTTCATTAGCGAGTCCATCGACATGCTGCTGAAATCCATCGCCTCGACCGCGGGGACCCCACCGGCCATATTGTCGCGGATGCTGCCGTCCTCAAGCATCCGCTCAAAGTCCATGCCCTCGGAACCGTTGGTGGGGTTCTGCCGGTCAAGCCGACCACGGACCACGAACATGCTCATCGCCACCGTGTCGATAAAGTCGTCGTGCTGCAAGCCGCCACTGTCGGCATCCGGGTTGAACTGCTCGATCTGGTCGAACAGCATGCGCCACGGCAATTGGCCCCTGCGCCACGTTGGGAACTTGATGAGCCCGTGCTCAAACCGGTAGTGCAGGGCGTTGATCTTGCTGGTCTTGTCCAGCGTGCCCACCCGCAGCGGGATGATCCGTGGTGGGGTCAACCCGGTCACTTCCGATGCCTTCTGGCGCACCATTGACTCCATGGCCGTGTACAGGCCAAACGACTGCCTGACCACCTCGGGGTGGATCGTCGGGCACCCCCACCTGCCAGCCATCGCGAACGACTTCTCGATCAGCATCTGCTCACGGCACTGCGCGCCCCATGTGTCCAACACGAACAGGCATGCGTCAACGGGGTCGTAGCCCAGCAGCGTGCAGACCTTGTAGTCACTGTCGCTCGTGTTCGTGTAGCTGGTGTCGACCGTGATGAACATCCGCACCCGGTCCTTGAGGAACTGCTGCACCGGCATCTTCTCCTCGACCCCGCCCTTGCCTCGCCAGCAGATCGTGGCGTTGCTGTTGCGTGGCTCAAGGTCAAACTCCGCGTCAGGCTGCTCCAACCACCACCCATGCTTCTCGGTCGTCACCTCGCCGAAGTGCATGTCCTCCGCCTCGCCGGGCTGCGCCAGGTACTCGGCCAGGTAGTTGTGCGTGCCGATCAGCTCCCGGATCTCCTCCAGGCTCACGAGCCCCTTCAGCTTCGGGTCCGCATCACGCGACTTTCGGTCAAGCGGCCACATCCCGGGCCAGCAACTCTTGCGGATGCCATCTTCCTCGTACTCCGCCTTCAGCACCAAGCGCGCCCACTGGTCGAAACGAGCATCCTTCGCAACCGGGCCAGACGGACTCGGGACCGTTTCCATGGCATGCCACGCATAGTGGCGACGGCTCACGAACGTGGCTAGCCACCGAACGCTCGTGTCGCGCCGCGTGACCATCGGCATGACAACCTTGAACAGCAGCCGCTCCATGTATGAACGCAACACGCTCATGCTGGTGCTGGCCTTCGGGTCGTACTCCGGATCGTCAAGCGCGTAGACGCGGGGACGACCGCCACGCTGACGGCTCTCCGCACTGATGGCCCGGAACCAACTGCCGTTGTTCAGGTACATCATCTCCACGCCGAACGAACGCTCACCCCTCTTCGGCGTCAGCCGACCGTCGGGGAACTCCGGTCCCCAATCGTCGATGAGCCGCTGGTTCGCGATGAACTGCGTCTTCAGGACCTGGCTCGTCTGCTCTGCGTTGTCGATGCTGCTCGTTGCGTAGATGAAGGAGTAAGCCGGGCGGCTAACCATTTGAAGGAGTGCCGACTTCCTGAAACAATTGCTCTTGGCAAAGCCACGCGGGGCAATCGCGACGCTTCTTGACGCAAGCGCCCAAAGCCGGTAGATGGCGAAGTGCCCCAGCGGTGATTCGATGGGATCATCGTCGTAGAAGTACGGGTTGAACTCCTCGTCCCAGTCCGGGTACAGGTAGTAGCGGTCGAAGAAGTTGATCGCTGCCGCGAGCGCATGGGCGCGCTCGTTCGGCTCACCCCCCACCAGCCATTGCCTGCATGCGTTGACGCGGGCCATGCGCTGGCCCTCGGGCGTCAGATCCAGGTAGTCCGGCGGAAGCGGGTAGAAATCGTTGCCGTTGCGCTCGATCCGGACGACGCTCAACCCTTGCCCACCAGCCTGATCGCAGAGATGCGCAGCAGCGCAACAGCCATCATCCTCGGATCATTCATGAAACGGGAGAGGTCGGAGCACACCGACAGCCAATGAGCATCCGGCTTGATGTTCTGCCTGAACATCTCACCGATTTCCTGCGGTTCCGCCTTCCGGAAAAGACTTGGCTCCGCAATCCCGATGTCCTGAAGAATTGCGCCGCCCAGCCGATAGCACTCACTTGGCGCGAGGTTGCTGATCGTCTCGAACACCCGAAGCAGGTGGTCCGGAATCTCGGGCGGGGAGGAACTGGGCTGCGAAGGGAAGACTGTCTGGGACTTTGACATGATTGGTGGTCTCTTTCAGGGACTGGACCAGCTTTGCCGATGCGCTGATCTTGACGGTCTGGTTGCCCTCGGAATGCGTGATCTCGGCGTTCTGGCTCTGGATGATACCGTTGATCTCAGCCGTCTCGCGCACCACGCCCCTCAATTGCTTCATCGCCGCCATGGCAACCTTCGGGTCGGAGTCACGGCTGAACTCCACCAGCCTCTCGACCTCCTCCCGCACCTCCCAATTGGACTGCTGGAGCGCGAGCGCAACCCCATCGAGCCCGAAGTACGAGCGGATTACTTCCTCGCCTGGGACTGCAGGCAACTTTCTCAACGCTTCTTCCTCCGCACGATACCTCGCATCTGCTGAGCAGCCGTCTTGCCCTTCGCACGTGCGGCCACCATCATCGCCGTAAGCGCACGCGCGCGACGCCTTCGGTCCATGGCCTCACTGAACTCTTTGGTGTCTGCCTCGTAGGTCGGGACGCGGGCGCCCTCGAGCTTCATGAGCATGCGAAGCGCCTCCTTCCCCCTACCAGGAAGACCACCTCCGCCCTTGATCGCGCCACGACGCTTGCCGGTAAACGCACCAAGAATCAACGACTCGTTCATCTCCCGGTCCTCGTTTGCAGCCCGCATCCGCTGGGCCGCCTCAGACTTGGGGGGCGCAATAACCGCGACCTTGCGGGGTTGCATCTTGCCGCCGATCATCTCAGGCTTGGTTTCCTGAACGCGTGGCTTGATTCGCTTGCCACGGCTCATGGCTGATGCCTCACCGGCTGCAGAACCACGCTTGCCGTAACGAGCGGACTCCGCCGCCTGCCTCTCGCTGATGACGCGGGCAAGCTTGCGGGCCATGAGACGGACCTGCTTGGGCTGCTTGGGATCGTTGGCGGTCGCGCGCAGGCGGTCAAGCGGCGCATTCTCGACGCGACCCGGCAGGCGCGGGGCTTCGGGCACCGGCTTCATCGCCTCGCTCACGGAGCGCGCACTCGGCTCAGCCACGGGCTTGATGGTCGAGATCTCCTTGCCGCCGCGGGTCACGCGAAGACCAGCCACCTCCCCGCGCTGGCGGGGGTTGACGAACAACGCCCGCAGTCCTGCAATGCCAGGCTTCGGAGCGTCCGGCTTTGTGCCGGGCTCACGCACGCGTCCGCCGAACCGAGCAGCGGAGCGGAGGGTCGCAAGACGTTCACCGGCGCGGACGTTGGCAGGGGACTCGCCGGTCTCGACTCGCTTCTCGAATCCGCGGGTCGCGAGGTCGCGGCCGCGCTTGCTGGTGAACACCTTGCGCATCAGGTTCCGGTATTCGGCCGGGAGCGCGGAACGGTATTCGGCACGGAGCTGCTTGCGGCTCGAGAACTTGGGACGTAGCGCGGAACGAGCCTCTTCCGGGCCCTCGAAGAACCGCTCCTGCAGACCCTCGCTTCCGCCCTTGAAGGACGTTGCGCTGCTCACCCCGCGGATCTGATCCTGCGCGTAGACAACGGCGGTTGCAAGGTTGTCAGCAACAGACGGTCGCACCTTGCCCTTCTCTGCCAGCGATGAGATTGCAGCGCGGATCTCCGATGCCTCGGAGTTCGAGGTTCCCCCTAGTGAATCGAGGACATCAAGGACTTCCTTGGCATTCGGCATCTCGCCGATTGGACTGAGCGGTGCCTGTGTCTTTCGCGCCATCCCGTTGCTCCTGTTCGCTGGACGGGATCATTGTAAGCACGAAACGGGTCAATTCGGCGGCAGCGCTCTTGATTGCGGCCTTTTCGGCCGGAGGGGAATGCAGGCCAGCCATCCGCCTCGAATCGACGATTGCCCGGACAACGGCGCTCCAGTTGCGCTTCACTTCCTTTGCAGGCACCTGCTTGCGGACATAGGGACGCTTCTTTGGGTCCAGCTTCGCATTTGAGTTCGGGGCGCTGAAGTCGAAGCTGCCGGGGATAGACAGGTTCTTCATGCACACCTGGAACACGGCTGGATCAACAAAGGCCGTGCTTCCGAACACGATGATCGGGCAGCATATTGCGCGGCACAGCGCGCGGAACGCGCGTGGCTTGTCGATTCCGAACGCGCGCAGTTCCTGGATGTAGTACGCCTCGCTCATCAAGCGGACGCCGCGCCCGAAGCTGATGACGTGCTGCTGAGTCACCGAACGTATGCGGGCCTGGGCTTCTTCGGATTGAAGACGCTCGACGGGGTAAGGTTGCCGAACATTCCGGTCGGCATCGCCTCAATCCCCTCGATCTGCGCCTGGATCTCGGCCTGCCTCTGCGCGTCCGCGGCACGCTGAATGTCGCGAAGACGAGCCTGTGCGCGTTCAAAGTCGCGCTGCGCCTTCTCCGTCTGGATCTCCAGTCCCTTCATGGCCCCGGAATATCCGACGTCACGGGCAAGGTTCGCTGCTTCGTTGAACGCACGTTCCTCGGGGATCGAGCCACGGGCATAGGGAGAAGGACCGAACTCACCCCTTCGCTCGGCAAGTCCCTGCTTGAGAAGGTCGACGTCGCCGAACGCGTACTTTCTGGCCCATTCCTCACCCCGTGCGGAAGCCTCCGAAACCTGCTCAGGCGTCGCCTGCATCAGCTGGGTGGGGGTTGGTCCGCGTTCAAACACGGGCTCCTGTTCACGGACCGGCGCAACGTAGCCAGGCTTCGAGGAGTAGGTTCTCCGGTCTTCGTATGCGCGGCTCGGCATCATCGCACCGGATGCCTCGTCGACGGTCATCGGAAACCGCTCAGACGGCTTCTTGGACGTTGCCTTCTTGGTGGCGGGGCCTCCACCGGTGATGGACCCCACCAGCCCCATGATGGCACTCGTTGCCTTCTTTGCCTTCTTCTCGGCTGCGGCGGTCTGCGCCTTTTCCTTTCGAGCCTTCATGGTTTCCTTGAATCGTTCGCTTGCTCTGCGTTCTGATTCAAGTCGGGATGCCTTCGCGCGCTTTCGGGGGTCGGACTTCGACGGCGCGCCGCCCATGGACGACGCGTGGCGCGAGGGGGTCCCGTGATATCGGCGCTGCTGTTCCTGCACGTCAGCAAGCGTTGGCTCGTAGTAACCGATGGCGGCAAGAAGTTGCGAAATCGGAATACCCCGGAAATCGGTTGCAGAAGTCAAGTAGGCGCTTGACGGAGAGACTGGAGTTGCCATAATTGTGATCTCAGAGAGGAGACAACATGACCGAATGGATGCAGAACCCGCTGCAGTCCCTCGAGCCCGTGAAGGTCGCGAGGAGGATCCTGCAGAGACAGTTTACCGCGCCTGGCGGGATGCGCGGATTGTGGAGATGGAAGAATGACTGGTGGGCCTGGGAGGCCGGGACGTGGCATGTGCTCGACGAGGAGCGCATCCGGGATCGCGTATGGCTGGTGCTGGAGGATGCGCTCTACGAGCGGCAGACCCAGAACGGCCCGGTGATCGTGAGGTACAGCCCTGACAAGCAGAAGGTTGACGGGGTAGTTCGTGCTCTTGAGGCATTGGTGCGGATTGATGCGGAGGAGGTTCCGCTTTGGCTGGACGAGCCGGATGATCGGTTTCCCACGGGGGAGACGGTCGCGTTCAGGGATCGGCTGGTCAACGTGCGGACGCTGGAAACGATGGAGAGGCCGGCGCGGTGGTTTGACACGGCGATTCTGCCTGTGGATTACAAGCCGGATGCGGTGTGCCCGAGGTGGAAGCAGGCTGTTTCTGAATGGGGGGAAGGCGACCCTGTGTGGGAGGAATTGCTTGCTCGCTGGGTTGGATACTGCCTGATGGGCAACCGGAAGTACGCGCGTTGGATGCTGATGTACGGGAAGATCAGGGGCGGAAAGGGCACGATCAGCGGCGTGATCCGGCGGTTGGTGGGTCGTGACGCGTTCATGGGTGCGAGCCTTGAGGATTTGGCTGGCGGGTTCGGCATGGACGGGCTGGAGCGCACGAAGGTGCTGAGCATCAACGAGGTGAGCGAGTTGGACGGGAAGAGCGGTGAGCGGGTGTGCAGGGTGGTGAAGAACATCGTGGGTCGGGATCCGATGACGGTGGACGCGAAGTACATGAGGCAGCAGCGGAACGTGGTGGTGAACGCGGCGGTGATCATGCAGAGCAACGAGATCCCGGTCCTGCCGAACAAGGGCAGGGGTTTGAGCGGGAAGATGCTTGTGTTGCCGTTCGAGGTCAGCTTTGAGGGCAAGGAGGACCTGGACCTGGAGGGCGAGCTGAGCAAGGAGTTGGCTGGCATTGCGGCGTGGGCCGTAGCCGGTGCGAACAGGTTGGAGAACAGCAAGGCTGGCGACAGGTGGCCGGTGCCGAAGGCTGCTGAGCGTGCCGTGCACATGTACCACTTGCAGAACAATCCGTTCGACGCGTTTCTTGAGGCTCGATTTGTGAGGCGTCGTGACGGATTTGTGTCGAACGGAATGGTGAGGTCGCAGTGGGATGCGTGGACGAAGGCAAACAGAATCAGGATGCACATTGCCAACAACATGCTTCCGCTGAAGGTGGTGCAGGGCAGCAGTTGGGACTTGAGGCAGGTGCGGCTGAGCGAGTCGCAGGGCCACGAGCGTGGAATTTCGGGAATGAGTCTCCGGAAGGAGTACGATGATGAGCACTAGGAGGCCTGATGGACCCAACGGATCGCGACGAGCGGGTGGAAGAGCAGGTGATGGGTGTGGTGATGAGCGACATCACACCCCGCGCATGCGCTGCGTTGCGTTATCTGGACTGGCTGGAAGGGGTCACTGGTCCCCGCTGGATTGGGACTGACCGGGGTGCGGTTCGGCAGGAGGGGCGGAAGGCTTTGGATGGAGAGCACGAGACCCGGAAAGCCGCACTGCACTACCTGAGACTGCACTTCCTCGGCGAAATGGACTGACAGACTCCTCTCATGCCCCCCACCTGGCCGTAAGGTCGGTGGGGGGTTATGTTATGGGAATACCGGGTGTACCGGTTTGACCTGTGCGTTCTATTCTTTATATATATCTCTCTCTACGAAGGAAAGAAAGGTTGGTATTCCTGGTACTCGTTAGGGGTTTGTGGGGGAATTTTGAGAGGGAGAGGGCCTTTCCTCTTCTGGTTGCACCTCCGCTGGGGGCCTGACCCCCCCTCCGGCTCTCCGGCTCCGCTGGCTATCGGACTCCACACGCTGTCGCCGCATCGTAAGCCGGGGCGCGCCGCGTTGTCTTGCGGTCGTGCGCTTGGCCGTGAGCCCGGTGTGTGCGTTGAGTCCTTCCTCGCGTTGCGAAGGAAGGACTCACCTGCGTGTTGCAGTGTGCGTCGTTTCCGGTTACCGCTCTTGAAAGGAGCATGTCATGAAGATCGCTGATCGCATCGCCGCCCTCGAAGCCCTCGTCGCACAGCAGACCGCTGCGCTCGCCGAGGCAAACGCCCGTCTCGCCGCCCGCCCGACCGCGGCACCGGACCCGTTCGTGCTGACCCGTCACGTCCACCGCGACCCCAGCACGGGCAACGAGACCACCTACGTCACGCTCCAGAACCGCACCGGCGAGCCCATCACGCTCCCCGCCGGGCACGAGATCGCGTTCTTCGAGAACGGCTCCTTCGCCCTGCGCAACCGCGTCGGCACGGGCTGCTACCTGAAGCCCACCCGCGACGGCGTCAAGGCGATCCCCGCCAAGGCCCCCGCGGCACCCGCGGCCCCCGCTGCGTCCGCACCCGAGGCGCCGTTCTGACGCCCGCCCCTTCGCACCCCCTCCCCCGCTCTGCGTGGGGAGGGGGTGCTTCTCTCGTGACCCGGCGCGTTGCCGGGTTCGAGGAATCCCATCCCGTCCCCAGGCCTGAAAGGAGGCCCCCCATGTCCGCTCCCACCAACAAGTCCGACTTCGCCCGCCGTCTCTCCCGCGTCCCCGAGCAGCCGCTCATCGAGGAGATGCAGTCCGCACTCGACAACCTCACGCAGGCCGACCTCGACCACCCCGACAACCACGACCGGGACGCCGGCCGCCACTGCCTCACCTGCCACCACGACCTCGAACTCGACGCCGACTTCCGCTGCACCCGCTGCGGCTCACCCTCCTGAAAGGACACACCATGGACCCCACCACCGAATCCTGCGATGGCTGCGACAAGGATTTCGATCCCGAACTCATCACCATCTGCAACTACACGGAGTCCGACGGCAACATCGAATCACTCCAGTTCTGCCCTTCCTGCCTCTCCCGTTGACACCCTCTCTCACCACCCCGTGCGGGGGGAGTCGCTTCGCGCCCCCCGCACGGGGGTTACGCCTCGTTTATTCCTTTCTTTCCTTTCTTTCTTCCACAGGAGTCCACAATGGACATCAAGTTCGACTCGCTCGCCTCGCTCGATACCTCCAAGTTCGCACGCGCCACGCCCTCGGACTACCCGTCGGGCCGCTACTCCGCCACCATCACGGCGGTCGTCCCGCAGACGGCCGACAAGTCCGGCAAGTTCTGCCTCCGGTTCCAGGTCCAGATCACCGTCGACGCCTTCCCCAACCGCCCGCAGCTCCGGCTGAACGACTTCGTCTCGTTCACCGGGCCCAACGGCTTCATGTGGTCGGGCGCCAACGTCTTCTGCGACCTCGCCGCACTCGCCGGCATGGACCGCGACGAGACGTACGGGCTCTGCAAGACCCTCAACACCGCGCTCGAGACCGGCGACAAGACGGGCATCCGTGACGCCTTCCTTGCCCTCGCCGCCATCGCCGCCACCTTCACGGGCACTCGCGTGGCCCCCAACATCTGCTGGACCGACGACGGCCAGTACGCCAACGTCAAGGGCTCCAAGACCAGCCCGTCCTACATCTCCGCCGCCAACGAGTCGGACCCCGCCGCCTCCTTCACCGGCGACGACTGCGACATGGAGCGCACCGCCCCCCGCCGCAAGCTCACCAAGGTCCGCCGCTAAGCCCCATCGCCCTCAATCCCCCACCAGCCTCTGCATCTGCACGCTGGTGGGGGACGGGCACCATGCTGAAAGGAACTGCATGTCCCACCCAAGTCTGCCATCACTGACCGTCTCCGCACTCCTCGTCCCACTGCCCTTCTCCTCCTGGATCGTCCGCCATTCCGAGATCGACGCCAACACCCAGTCCTGCCTGCCCAATCTGCCCATGGCAGAGGACCACCGGCCCTACCTCTCGGCCCCCACCCACGACTCAATCGAGCCAGCCGCATTCCCCGGCGAGGACGACGGCTCCACCGTCGAGGAGTTCTCCTTCCGCTCCGCGTGGGAACTGACCCGCTCCCTCGAATCCCTGCCGCCCGCATGGCGGTCCACCTACCGACGATGGAACCGCAAGCTCTCCGAGGAGCACCGCCTCTCCATGGCAGCAGGCGGAGCACACCGCTACGCCCAGCACGAGCCCATCGTCATCCACACGCCTCCCGCACCGCCCCCACCAGCCGTCATCGAACTCGGCCTCGCCTCATCCCGCCGATCCGACATGCGCGCCCGCCTGTACCGCCGTCTCGGCGTCGTCCGCTGCGCCCGCACCCGTCGCCTCGCACGTGACCCCGACTCCGCTTGGACCACCATCGGCGGACTCGACCGCCGCATCGCCTGGGCACACACCTGACTCCTTTCAGCACCCCACGGGGCGGGCCGCTTTCGCGTCCCCGCCCCGTGGGGACTTCCCACCGACCACCATGCCAAACTTCTCAGTCTTCGTCGCATTCAATCCCTACGGTCGCCCCATGCAGGTCTGGGGCACGCCAGCCCACCACTTCCCCGAGGTCATCGCCACCGACTATCCCGACCCGGACACCTGCTCCGTCTCCCTCATCATCTCCACCCCGTCCTTCACCGAGGCCTTCCGCTCGTGGCAGGCCAACGCCTCCGCACTCCGCACCACCTGCCGTGCACTCGGCGTCTCAGCCCACACCATCAACCCCGAACTCGAGGACTGACCATGTCAAGCAACCGTCTCTATCTCCACTGCGGCGCACACGACATCGCATTCGATGACCTGTCCTGCATCTGTCCGCCCGAGCCCACCGACTCGTGGCACCCCATCCCCCACTCCTCCTTCGTTACCGCCATCCGCTCCGCCCTGACCCTCATGGGCGCAACCCTCCGCACCGAGTCCCTTGCCATCAAGCCCGGCAAGACCGGCGCCGACAAGTTCTTCGGCCTCATCGAGTTCGAGCATCCCCTCATCCCACTCCCCAACCACGACGGCCTCGTCGGCTTCGGCTTCCGCTCCTCCTGGGACAAGTCCTTCGCCCAATCAGGCACCATGTCCCTGCGCACGTTCGTCTGCGACAACCTCGCCATGTCAGGCGGAGACACCATCTCCTTCCACCGCAAGAACACGCCCGGTCTCGCATCCTCCTACGACTCCACCATCGCCTCGTGCATGGTGAACTTCATCACCCAGGCCCGCACGTTCGTCAACGAGACCAACGCATTCGACGCCGTGCCCCTGCCAGACACCCGTGAGTTCATCGACACCACGGCCTGCGCTCTCGCCGACAACGGCGCGATCCTCTGGCAGAACGTCCCGCACCTGCGCCGTGAACTCGCCAACCCCGCCGGTCCAGGCGGTCTCTTCCCCCACCGTGCCGCCGGTCTCACCAAGGGCCTTCTCCTCCAAGCCGTGACCGAGGTGGAGAAGCGTTCCCTCAACGCCCTCACCACGCCCGACCGTCTCCGTGCAGCACACTCCTTCATCACCGAACTGGAACCCGCCCATGCCTAACACCACCGCAGTCCGCACCCGTCCCTACACCAGCCCGCACCCCATCTCGCGCCTCCAGGCCGACGCCATCGCGCTGCGTGACCAGCACTTCGCAACCCGTCGCACCTGCATCGCCGACATGCTGCGCGACAACCCCCACGAACCCGACGAGTTCTACTGGACCATGGTGTACGACCTCGAGCACGCGCCCACCGTCACCGCACGCCAGCGCCTCCTCGAGCACGGCATCATCCCCGTCCCGCCCCAGGAACTGTCGGACCCCACCAGCCTGCACGATGAACTGTGGACCGTCATCGAGGCCCTGTCCATGGTCGGCATCTTCCTCTTCAACACCAACCACCTCACCGACTCCGACCTCTACGCCCGCCTCTACTACAAGATCCTCGACGAACCGACCCGACTGATGCCGCCCTCCTCCGAGGCCGCCGAGTTCATCGACTGCCTGCACCCGCTCGACCTTGACTACCCGCTCGGCAAGCTCCTCCGTTCCTGCGCCGTTGCCCCTTCCTTCCAGCCGAACCCGACCACCACGCGTGGTCCCATCTGTTCCACTCCCGGCATCCTCCAGTGCCGCGACTCCACCCTTCCCGCACCCACGGGGACGGGCACGATTCTCTGACGAAATGCCCACCTCTCGTTGAGGTGTCATGTGTCGTGACCCGTCCCCACCAAACCAATGCCGATGTGAACCGGTGAGTGCATGCAGTCCGGTGCTCGGCAATTGGCGCGTCCCATAGATCCACTGCCCGTACAGCAGTGTGTAGGGACACGTCGTATCCCCCAGCCATCCATCCGCCTCTGAGCATGGAACGCCTCTGACTCCCTGCCGTGATATCCGCGCACAGTCATGCACACTAATCCATCACCACGCTAAGGCTCTGGCTGGTGGGGTACATTACTCACGCGAAAGGAACGCCATGCCACGCATCGACACACGCACTGCACTCAACCGCTTGCTGTCGAACATGCACCTCCTCGATACCCCTATCGTGGACAGGCACGGCATCCCCTACCGCACGGTCGAGCACGCATACCAAGCAGCCAAGACCGAAGACCTGGCACAACGCCGGGCACTCGCTGCCTTGCTCAACGCCGACCCCCAATGGGCTGGCCTGCCCGCCAAGTCCGCTGGCCGTCGAGTCACCATGGAGCCTGGCTTCAATGACCGTCGCCTCGCAATCATGGAATACCTGCTCCGAAAGAAGTTCGAACAGCCCCGGTTCCGCGAAGCTCTCCTCTCCACAGGCGACCAGCCCATCGTTGAGATCGACCCACGTGGTTACGACCGCTTCTGGGGCATGACACCCAGCGGCGAAGGACTCAACCACCTCGGCCGCCTGATCCAACTCATCCGATCCCAGCAAAGGTAGCCCATGCAACTCAACCTTCTCCCGGCCAAGCCCACCTGCGTGGGCTGCGATCTCCATTCCGCCGCCAAGAACGTCGGCATCCCGTCCCGCCACCTACCTACCAGCCTGCCGCCTGACCCGGCCAACCCCGTGGTCATCGTCATTGGCATGAACCCCGGTACCCAAGAGGACCGGCAAGGCGAGTGCTGGATCGGACCCTCGGGCCAACTCCTGTCCGGCCCGTACCTCACAGGCTCAACCATCACCAGCCTCGCCACGGTCTACCTCTGCAACGTGGCCCGATGCGTGTCGCCAGGCGGCAAGCCCAAGCCCGCCTACTATCGCACCTGTTTCACCAACACCCTGCTTGACATCACAGCCATCCTGGACCACCATGCACCCGCTTCCGCCCGCGCCATCCTGTGCGCCGGCGCAGATCCGGTCACCTACCTGTCCCGCACGTTCCAGAAGAAAGCACTGTCCCAGCAGGACGCGTTCCGCGTGCAGGGCATGTCCATCCCAACCCTCCCTCGCACCCACCTCTTCGCGACCTACCACCCGGCCGCCGTACTCCGCGAACCCGGACTCATCCACCCGGTCGCCGACCACATGGCCCTGCTCTCATCCTTCCTGACCGGCGATCTCGCACGCCCGTCTGCCCCCACCATCCGCACACCATTCCTCCCGGTGACCACATGACCATGGAACAAAACCTCGAACACCGCAACAACCTCCTCAACGAAGTCATCCAGCTCCTCGAGCAGTACCTCGACGAGACCGGCGGCTGCGACCACTCCGTCAACATCTGCGTCTGCAACATCCGCCACACCCTCGACGAATTCGGCAAGGACTGCTATCACCGGACGGGCGGCGCAGTCGGCTGGCAGTACCTCCGCTTCGACGTGGACCTCGACGATCCCAAGCAGCTCGCCGACCACGAAGCATCATCCGCAGCCGAAGCCATGAGCAACATGCGCGACATCGCCATGGCCATGATGCAGGAGATGCACGACTTCCGCAACCGCCAACTCGCCCGCGAAGCCGCCGCCCTCAAAGAGAACCTCCATGACTGACGACACCGACTACGAACTCAAGCACCTCAACCAGTTGGTGGGGTGGACCGTCTCACACATCGTGTCCATCGACGAGGAGGATGAAACTTACGCACCCGAGCCGACCTACGCGCTCATCCTCCGCAAGCCGGGCACCAAGCACCAACTCTTCTGCCGCATCCAGTGCGATCCCGAAGGCAATGGCCCCGGCTTCCTCACCATCGAGAAGGAGAAGTACGGCACATGAGCAATCAGGAAAGGGCAGAGCGTGCCCGCAAGACACTCGTTGCTTACATGAATCTCGAGTCATTCGCCGCAGACATCCTCGATGAGTGCACGCTCTCCGACTTCCTCGCCGACGCCATGCACCTGCTTGGTAGGGACGAAGTGCGCAAAGCCGTCGACCGCGCCGAGACCCACTACTCCGCAGAGCTGGAGGACCCCACCGATGACTGACCAGCACCTCGTCGAATACCTCGTGCGCATGGACTGCCGTGGGCACAGCGTCCCCATGATCGCGGCCCGTCGCATCGAGGAACTGAAGCGGGAACTCGCTCGCACTAACCAGCGGCTCGGTCTCTACATGCACCACGCTGCCAAGAAAAAGGCGAAGCGATGAATGACAACGTCAAGTACATGCTCCCACCGGCCGGTTGCGACGGCAACGTCCCCGTCTACCAAGTCGAGAACAACATGTCCGTGAAGGACTATCTCCTCTACCTCAAGGGCGTGGCCGATGCCACAGGATGGATCTGCCTGAGCAGAGACCTGATGGAGGAAATCGCCGACAACTACCGCCTGGTTGATGAGTGGGGCAACCGTCGCAAGTTCGAGAACGACCGACTCAAGGAATCAATCGACCGATACGTCAAGAAGTTAAAGGAGCTGAAGAAATGACCGACGCTGCGCCCGACCACGATCCGTATGACCCGGCGACGGAACACAACTACAAGAGCCGCACACCCACCAGCGACACCCCGCTCGGCGAGGCAATGGTGTACTGGATGAACTGGCAGTCGTGGTACGGCACGCCGCAGGGAATGCCGACCCGCTCGCTCATGTCCACCTTCCTCCGCTGCGTTGGCGAGATCAACAGGCAGACTGAGATCATCGTCACGCTACGGCAGGAACTGAAGGAAGCCAAGGCACGCAACACCATGTACCTCTCACGCATCCAGGAGTATGAAGTCCGTGAACAATGACAACCCCATCGTGAACTTCATCGGAGGCCTCGTCCTCATCATCTTCGCGCTCTTGTTCTGGCTTGCTCCAGTCGCACTCCTCGCGTTCCTCATCGCCTTCTTCCTCAAGTCCTGCCTGTGAACCCCACCAGCCCCCGCGTCATCTCCCTCGACATCGAGACCTACGGCGCTGCCGCAACCAACGGCAAGGGCACCATGCTTCCGGCACAGACGGTCTTTCACCCTGCACGGGCCATCGCCACGGACGGCGTTGCCCGCCAGGACCTGGTACTCACATGCGCCATCACGGTCGCAGCGGCCGAGCCCACACCAGCCAACGTGCCCGGCTCGTGGAACCTCGACGGCGTGGCCGCACTCGTGCCCGGTCCCACCTTCACTCTCAACCTCACCGACCCCACCACCCACCAGATCCTGCTGGCCTGGCTCCGCCATGCGCACACCATCGTCGGCATGAACCTGCCGTTCGACATCCTCTGGCTCCGTGCATTCAGCCCCGCCCTCTCCCTCGCCCTCAACGGACGGCACACCCTCATCGACCTGTCCGTCGTCAACTTCCTGCACTCCGAACTGCGTCCCGAGCGAAGCCTCAAGTCGCTTGGCCCCGTGCTCGGCACCCACTCCTACCGTGACGACGCCACCCTCAAGGACGGTCGCCGGTTCCCTTCCCCCTCCTGCCCGGACCTCCACTCCTACAACGCGCAGGACACGCACAACACCATGCTCGCAGTCGCGCACCTCGCGCGCCGCATCCAGCGTGACTACCCCAACACCGACAAGCTTGGCTCCTACAGCGTCCACCACTTCAGCGAAACCCTGTGGTCCACGATACGCATGTCCGAGGCGGGCATCCCCTTCTCCCTCCCCGCCCTCACCGCACTCGAGCAGGACCTGCTGAAGCAGGCGGAGGACGCGACCAACTGCGCCGCTGCTGGTGGGGTACTCATCGAAGGCGAAGGTTCCGTCCAGTCCCAGCGCGAGTTCATGAACCGCTGCATCGAGGACATCCTCCCAACCAACCCCGACTTCCTCTCCCACCCCCTCCTCACCTACACCGAGAAAGCGCGCGAGCTCTCATGGTCCAGCGAGAACCGACGCCTGATCGCGAGCCACCTGCCCGACTCGCATCCAGCGCGCACCATCTTCGAGTGTGCCGACAAACACAGCACGGCACAGAAGTTGGTGTCTTCCTACACACATCCGCTCTTGCGGCACCGGCGCACCAAGCCGACCGACCGCTCATCTGTCCTTCTCAGCCGGCCAGATTCTCCCGGCATCGGCATTGCCTACCCCACCTGGTACACGGTCCCGTCAGTGCCCAAGGACTCAGGCTCTGAAGGCGGCACGATCCAGGCCCGCATCACCTGCAAGAACCCGGCAGCCCAGACCTTCCCCGCCGCAATCAAGGACTGCGAGACCAGCCGGTTCCCCGGCGGCACCATCGTGTCCTTCGACCTGTCGCAGATCGAGCTGCGCGTCGCGGCCATTCTGTCCGGCGAGCCCACCCTCCTCGCCGCGTTCAACGAAGGCGTGGACCTGCACACCCAGCGCACGCTCGCCATCTTCGGCACGGACGCACAATCCCGCCCCGACTTCAAAGCCCTTCGACAGATCGGCAAGACCGTGAACTTCGCCGACCTCTTCGGCGCATCGCCTGCCCGTCTGCAACGATCCGTCCTCGACATGTCCGGCACTCTCTACCCACTACCCTTCTTCGAGCGAATCGCCGCATCCCGTCACGCCCAGCGTCCGCGCCTCGTCGAGTGGCAGTACTCGCTCTGCAAGACGGCGGAGTCGCAGGGCTACATCGAGTTGCCGTACACCGGCCACACCCGCACGTTCACCAACTTCCGACTCGACGAACGGGCATGGTCTTCCCGACGTGAGCTCCGTCAGCTGGTGGGGAAGGGCGGCAAGTCCATGATCTCCGAAGTCTGCAACTTCCCCGTGCAGGCAACCGCCGGCAACGTGATGCTCGCCATCCAGAACTTCATCCACCGTTCGCTCGGTCCCCTGACCACCCCCACCAGCCACCGCCAGCCGCACCTGTTCCTCCAGGTCTACGACGCCATCTACCTGGACTGCCCGCCCGGCACGGAGCAGCACGCCCGTGACCTGATGTTTGCCGCCGTCGAGTTCGTGGGCACTGCCGGATACTGGCACCATCTCTGCAATCGTTCAGGACACCACGCACCCCTCATCTACGAGTGACCCATGGCCGAGATCCAAGTCCCGCCACACACGTTCCACCTCCTCTACAACCACTACCGAACAGGCAATCCGCCGGGCAGCTTCCTGTCCGCCGTCATGCAGGACAAGGCTCACCTGTCCGCCGCGCACGCAGACCCCATCAACCGAGCCCGCCTCGCCGACATCATCCTCTTCAACCATTGGGCACACGAATACGGATACGCCAGGCAGGTGGGGGACAACGCAGCATTCGACCTGAAGTGGGAGGCGTGGCGCATCCGCTTCAGCCCCGACGCAAACGAGATCGCACTTGACCATGGAGACGACGATGAGTGACGACGAACGAGTTCGTAAGCAGGACTTCACCGTGTGGATCGACCGGAACGGGACCACGTTCACGGCCACGTTCGAGTGCCAGTTCACAATCACGGAGATACCTGCAACACGACATGAGCCGAAGGATGTATTGGTCGAATGGATCGACTACTACCCGATCTCCGCTTCGTTCCTCGACAAGGACGATACGGAGACGTCATGGCGTTATGGAGACAACATGCCGCCTGTCATTGCAAACGCGTTCGAGAGATACAAGGAAACGCTCGAATCCGACATCACTCTTCAGGCAAAGGAATCAAGATGAACACGACCTCCAAGTACCCCACCATCCGAACCATCATCAACGACCTCCGTACCGTCTTGCCAGAGGGCTTCCGCCTCGTCGTGTCCTACAACGGTTCCGACGACAGCGGTTGGTTCGAGGACTACTGGTTCGAGGACAGCAGCGGCAACCGCATCGACGACGAATCAGGTAAGGCCAAGGTCGCGTTCGGGATCGTCGGAGACAACCCATCCGCCATTCACGAAGAACTCTACCGTTTGCTTGAGTCCCGCTTCCCGGGCTGGGAGATCGGCGATGGCCACGTCATCGGCAGCCACGGGTACTTCATCATCGACAGCAAGACAAGTCGCATCACCCAGAATCACTACATCGACTACAACGACGAGCGGGACGAAAGCCCCGACGAGGAGGTCACCTTCTGATGCACCCCTACCACCACGCCCTCTCATCCGCCAAGAAGCACGGCGGCGAACACTCTGACTACCTATACATCCACAACTGGTTCGACGAGACCAAGCAGTACTTCGGCGACGCCAGGCACCGTGCCCTACGTCACCACACCGCCGGCATCTTCTGGTGCGAGGATAAGTTTGGCACCACTCTCCGCAACTCCGATGGCAAGGACATCCCCGTCCGCGTGATCGCGGAGCAGCATGTGATGGAGGACATGGGTTTCCTGCCCAGCCCGGACTGGTGGCTCAGCCAGATGATGCTGGTGCCCGCCATGAACAAGGTCCCCACCAAGCCGGGCCAAGAGCAGAAGGAGACCAGTCCGGTCGAGGAACTTCGCAGGACGTTGGCCCACGAGTTGTACAAGGGCGAAGGTTGAGCGATAGGATGGCGGCGTGTCCCACGTCGACCTCATCATCGACAGCCGAGAGAAGAAACCACTAACCTTTCCCGCCCACCTCGTGGTGCTGGACAGGAGCCGCCTTCCCACCACCGGTCGGTCACGCACATTGACGGTCCGCACTCAAACCCAGACCCTCAAGACAGGTGACTACCGGCTGGTGGGGGGCAGCAGCGCCATTGAACGCAAGGGCAGCTTCGAGGAGATCGCGGGAAACTGCCTCACGGTCGACGGTTATCGACGATTCACCGACTGCTGCAAGCGGCTACGGGACGAATGCCGCACGGCATGCCTCCTGTTCGAGGGGCAGGTGGGGGCCTTCGAGGTAAGGGCGGGACTCCCACATCCAGGTGTTGCGGCAGACGCTTTATTGGATATCATCGGGGTGTTCGGATTGCCGCTCATCCTCATGCCCCTGAGCACGACCGGCCAGCGTAGGGCCGCAGGGGAATGGGCGCTGAGGTGGCTCATCAGCCAGGAACGCCAGCATGAGCTCCGTCCAGATCTACACAAACACGAGTTCATCTCACTTCGCGACCACGACGGGGGATGCAAGTGGTGCAAAGTTCGTCACGGCAGCGAACCTTGCTGCGGACACCCCGTCAGCACACTTTCCCCAAGCGACCAAGCCGGATGCGACGGCGTTCCCCAACTCCCTGTTCATCGGGAGCAGCCTGAACTACCTGCGGATCAAGTTCCTGACAACCCGAAATAACACCGCGCTCCAGAACATACCGCAGTTCTACGTCTTTGGGTGGAGCCGGGAACTCAGCACCGGATGGTGGGAAGCTCGTCTTCTTTCTTCATTGAAGCCGGGCACTGTGTCGGTCGTCGCCAACGCTTCAGTCAACTGGACAGGAGTCGGAACCGTTCGTGAGATTTTCCAGTACGGGGCGACCGGAACCGCTCCTGATACGACTCCCTATCGTGGAGAATCACGTCTGTATCAGTCGTTCTCAAGCGGAGGTGGTGGTCACTTCCTGATCGACACCATCGGAACCGAACTTGTTGAATTCCATTTCACCCAGGCGGGTGCTAATCTCGATCAATTCGCTGCTCTTTGCGCAGGACTCTGAACAATGACTACTGCTTATCCCGTCACCGACAAGAACTCCCGAGCAATCTACGGCAGCAATCGAGCCGCTGAATTCATCAAGGATGCGACGTCTGGGGCCAACTCCCTTGATGTCATTGTCTTTGGTGACTCCAATGCAGGAAGCGATGCACTGACGGGGTACACCCAAGGTTGGGCGCAAGCGCTCACCAACTTGGGCATTCCGGTCTACGCGACGCCAATGCAGATCACATCTCACATGGATCAAGCAGCATCGCAGAACAGGTCAGGGGGTCTGTTCGGTGACTTTGTCAAGACGATCTTCTATGGCACTTCAACTGCTGGTGTTTCTGGTACGGGAAGCATCTCGAACATCTCCACTGCGGTTGCAGCGGCCAATGCGGATGCGATCTCCTTTGATGCGTACATGGGAGACATTTCTGCTTTTGGAATCAAGCCGGGATCGTTCACATACGATGTCGCATTTATTGCTTCAGGAGACAATTACACTTCTCCCGCAAATGGTGGAGCTGTTTGGATCAATGCCGGTCATCCAATGGTCATCGGTGGGGGAGCGGGGGGTGTTGAACTTCAGTATCGGGTTGTTTACGGAACATTCCAGGGTGCGGGCGGAAAGTTCAGGCTTCAGGCACTTCGGGGTGTCAACACACTGATTGCAGGGTCTTCCTCTGACATCAGTGCAGATACTCCTGCCGGGCTTGGAAACCACATCTATGCAACCGCGACGCTTGACTTCAACTCGCCTGCTTCAGCAACCCAGAACTCGAAGGTCATCTGCAGCTTCGATGGTTACAACCGTCTTGGGGATTGGACTCCTGTAGGACCCGTTGCATTCATCTGGCAGTCGGTGATTCGCAGAAACTACAAGGGTCACTGCGTATCGTGTCTCAACTACTACGGGGGTGCAACGTCAACGGCACTTGCAAACTCCGTTGTGGCAGGAGGCAAGAGCCTCGAAAGTTACATCAAGGAAATTCGTGAGCGCCAGATTGCTGCAGGTGGAACTGGCCGTGTGATCTGGTGGCACAATTCCGGAATCAACATGGGGGGAGAAACGCCCGCAAGTTGGGTTTCTTCAGCTCAGCAGATCGTCGTCAAAGTGAAGCAGGTGTGGGCTTCCCTTGGATACCCGGAAGCTGATCTTGCATTTGTCATGTCTCCCACTCACCCCACCAACGCTGGTGCAACTGGAGATGGTGGTTGGAGCCAGGAGCGGACCCGTGTTCTTGCTGCTGCCGTGAATTGGATTAATGGCAACAACGGATTCGCAGATTCGGGAGTCACGCTTGTCGACATTGGAGCGCTGATTAGTGCGGCGGAACTCAGCCGACGCAATCTTTATCAGGTGTTTCAGAATGGCAAGAACGAATCTCATCTTCGTTCGCCGCCGTTCGGGGCTTCAAGCATTACCTATAAGGAAGGCAGCCAGAACAACGTCACGTCTGGAACCCCGGGGTTCTACTACAGCACGGACTTTGATTGCATTCCGCAGATTCCCAACAATGGATATGTCGTCGTTGCCGACATGATTGCAAGGGCCCTTCTAGACAATCTTTGACATGACCCTAGAGCGGAACAACATCGTGCGCCTGTCGGCGCGGGATTGGATCGCACTCGCTAGCCTTGCATTCGCACTAAGCGGTGCGGTGCTCGGCGCGTTCCTGCACCACGACCGGTTGCTGATGAAGCTAGTCACGCAACAGGAGACAATCAATGCACGGCTGGACAAGATCGAGCGCCAGCTTGATTCTGTTCGTTGACCTGCTGGTGGGGTGCAGCGAGCTTGCCAAGGTGAGCCGCAACGCAACCGCCATTCAAGCCGAGTCCCAGTCCCTCATCGACCACGGCATGGCCGTGGGTGACAAGGAGGTGGTGACCCGTGCCGAACGCATCAACGGTCTTGCTGGTGACATTCACGGCAGCATTCCTCATCTGGAGGATCGCACGCCAGCATGGTTATCGACACTTTGGTGGGTGGCTGCAGCCGTGGTTGCCCTGGCGGTGGCGGTCATCCTGTGGCAGACCGGATTGGGCCAAGCCATCCGGGTTGCCGTTGGCTGGATCCCGCGCCGAACGGTGCAGGACGCGTCTCTCGCGGCCGGCATGCTGGACCCCTCTAAACCAGAAGATGCTCGCGAGTACATCGCTGCGCGGCGAGCATCGGACCCTGCGTTTGACGCTGCGTGGCGGAAAGTTCACAAGAAAGGTTCATGATGATTCTCGCTGATTTCTCTTCGTTCCTCGGTAGCCTGTGGTTCGCGGCCCTGCTCGGTGTCGTCGGCTTCGTGGCCGGCTGGTACCTCTGCAAGAAGCACGGCTCGAAGCTCTAATGACCACACCCTTGGGATCGCATCTCAAGGCACCGTTCCAGGTGAGGGCAGCGTCGAGGAACATCCACCTCGTCGATCTCGATTGCACCGCGCGAACGGATGAGTGGTGGTTCCTACTGTCCGGGGACCGCCACCACGATAATCCCCACGCTGACCATGACCTCGAGAAAGCACATCTTGACGAGGCACTTCGACGAAATGCCGGCATCATTGATGTCGGTGATTTGTTCTGCGCGATGGAGGGTAAGTTCGATCCTCGCCGCAACAAGGCGGGCATTCGAGAAGAGCATGCACTGGCTGCGGACTACCTCGATTCCCTAGTTCGCCACGCCTCGGACTTCTACACGCCGTACGCCAAGAACTTCGTGGTCATCGGCAGGGGCAACCACGAGTCGGCGATTCTCAAGAACTGCGAGACAGACCTGACCGAACGACTCTGCGAGCGCATGAGCCAGCAGTCCGGCAGCAAGGTGTATCCCGGCGGATACGGAGGCTGGGTGAGGTTCTGGACGCGAATCAACGGCGAGAGATACGGACTTGCGCTGAAGTACTTCCACGGTGCCGGTGGCGCACCATTGATGTCGCATGGAACGCTGTCTGT